ATATAGTCAAACAATAGGCTTCTTAGCTGAACTGTTGAGTTAGGATTAAATCCGCCATTTGCTTTGATAAATGCCTTTACTTCAGGGTATTCTTGCAGAGCTGCTACAGCTGTATCAATATCTTCTTGCATACGCTTCTGCCCAAACTCTAGTCGAGTAAGGTCAAAAGGCACACCGTTAGACTCTACATCTTTTAGAAATCTTACTCCTTCTATGAGAAGATTCTTATATACCCAATATAGTTTCTCATTTTTTAGTATTGCTTTTTCAAATTTTTCAAACAATAAGAATGTAACTATCGCATCCATTGCGGCATAGTTTTTCATAACTTCAAATGGTACTAAGTCATAACTGAAACTTGCTTTAAGTATTCCTGTGCGTTTCAGATAATCTTTAATCCATGTGTCAAGTTCTGCTTCATAGTCACCATAGTCTGTGTGCTTGATAGCAAGTGTTTTCAGACCATGAGTACCAGGGTTTTCATCGAACATATAGTGCATAAGCATAGTATCTTCAAAGTGAGGAAACTCAAAGTTGAAATGATATTCAAACCACTGCAAGTCAAACTTACTGTTATGAAATACTACTCGTTTCTTGTTGAATAGTTCTTGCATCATTTGTTCTGCTTTTTCGTCTATACACTCACAATCTACATATACACCATGTTCTCTTTTGTAAGACATAGAAAAACCTAGCATATAGCCATCTCTACAATATAATGCTGATGTCTCGGAGTCAAGTCCGATAAAATCATTTGGATGGTCTAGTGCGTCTTGTAAATACTTATGTAGTTCTTCACTGTCTTGTATACCATAACATCTATCTTCGCCTAGCGATTTTTGTACTAATTCTCCGCTTACGAATCCTGATATACTCTCAACGGCTTCCTCGAACGACTTCTTTGCCTCTGGTCTGAACTTAATCATAGCAGGGTTTATCAAAGCCAAAAACTTATCATCAACAATTTTTCCATTGTACTCTGTTATTGATGTCTTTCTCGTAAAGTTTTTGAAAGGCTCTGAACCTACTAGAATCAGCCAATCGTACGCATCGATATCGATTTCGATATCAACATCTCTTTTCAAAATTTTCTGTTTTGAACTATCTGAACACAGTGCATATCTATCATGCTTAAAGTCAAAGTACTTATCATAATTAGTACTTGACATTGTTTTTTCTATGATTGCTACATTAGCCATATAATTTTTCCTTTAATCTTTCTATTTCTGGTTTAGTTAAGTTGCCTGGGTCTATATTATCCCTTAGTTTTACTACTCTAGCACTTAACTCTAGTTTCTCTGCTAAACCTTTTGCTTGTTCAGCAGCTTTTATTCCCGCCTCATCCCCGTCAAACATAATATCTAAACCTTGAACTCCTTGAAGTTTCAGTAGACTTAGTTTGACCCAATTCACTTGTTGTGTGCCAAATGTGCACACAGTATTTTTGAGACCTTTGTCCCAAAGGTTAAGAGCATCAAATATGCCCTCCACCAATATAACTCTATTCTGTATAGGTTTTACCTTTGCTGGACAGAATGGCATTTCTACCCCATTGGGATAGATATAATACTTCTGCTGACTAAAATCATCCAGACTTCTACCTATCAGAGCCACTGTCTTTCCTCGAATATCACGGATTGGAAAGATGATACGATTCTCAAACTTGGGTACATTCCATGTGAACGCATCCCAAATATCGAGAGTCTCCTCAGATATATTTCTGATTCCACCACCTTTCCATTTATGCCTATCCTTTGGGAGTTGGATTCCGACAGTTTCGCTTTTAACTTTGTTGACTTTTTCTTTTATACGGTGTATCCTTACTTCTAGCGGTGAAGCAGGTGCGCCATAATAGGTAAATAGATTACCTTTATACCCACATGAGAAACAGTGAAAGATACCTGTTATCTTATCCACTCTCATAGATGGGTTAGTATCATCATGCTCTGGATTCAGGCATGAGATTAGTGCGTCTTTACCTGAAAGACGATATTCAATTTTCTTTTCTCTTAAAAGTTCTTCCGCTATCATAATTATATATATTATAACAAAATTTTATCTTGTTGTCAAGAACTATTTTTTAAATTCATAAGTTTGCCAGTCTTTAGGATGTCTAGTAGGCATATAAACAAATTTTGAGTGGCAAGTTATATGTTTCTTTATCTTTTGTTGCCACCACGCCCATTCATTTTGATTTACATGAGCATTTGTTCCGTCTGATAACTCTGCTCGTGCAGGGTACGCAGCTACAGTTGCAAATACAAATTCTGTATTTTTATGATACCAATACTTAAATATATCATCTATTTGTTGTTCAGGTATATGTTCTAATACATCTACAGAAATTACTGATTGAAACTCTGATTGTTCTGGTTTTCTAGAATATTTTTCTATTCCTATATCATATAGAAGTAAATCTTTATGATTCCACAGTTTATGTATTCTTTTGTTTAGATAACCATAGCACTTACCACAACCAAAATCAAGAATTGTTGTTCCAGGATGCTCGTCTGTTAATCTTTGTATGTCCCAAACATGATAAACTATCTGCTCGCCTATCATTTTACCCACTCCACCACTAGTATTGTGAATTAATTGATACTCTTTTCTAAAATTTTCCTCAAACCATTTACTTGTTGGCCAGCCTTTATCTTTTATCATGATGTTTCCACTTTAATGTGTCTCCGATTCTTTCATACTCTCTAAATTTTGGGTCGTCTTCATAATACATAGACTTCCATACTAATTCTGCCATTTGAAACCAAACAGCAACCGCTTTGTCTCTAAATTCTTTATCACCCCATAAATAATAATGTAGCCACCACTCTTTATCAAATTTACAAACTCTTACTTCTTGTTCGTGTAGTTCAGGTATCTCACTAAGAACTCTTAGTCTTTGACTACCTGCTATTGGATACCAGTTAGGCATACAAAGAAAAGGAGAACGTACTCCTTCTTTCTTTAATGCTTCCCTAAGTGGTTCATTTGGTGGAACATTCATAATATTTTCTTTAACTTTATCTTGCTCTAATAACCATCCGATTGTTCTTACATACCAAGTATGTGGTGGAAGGGGTATTAGTTCTGCTGTTTCTCTACTTACTCTGTCATCTGCCATCTTTCAAAATCCTTTTTATAGTAATCATATATCATTTCAAAGATTACTTTTCTATTAAATTCAGGAATATCTATTCCTTTCTTAACATGTTGGGGCTCTAAATCTAAAGATTCCCATATTGTTTGGTCTTCCATTCTATGAACTTCTACTTCTGGTTCTCTATAATACATCCACTGTGGCATAAAGAACTTAGAAAAATTCATAAAGGAGTATTCATACTCAAAGTTATGTCCATTAAAAAAATCAAATCTAGGTAAAGTAGACATAACTTCTTCAGTCCACTCATATAATCCTTTACCTACTATAAAATTTCTCATTAGAAAATGTTTATATATACTAACCCATCTACTTATGGGGTGTCTGATTACAGTATAATACTTATAGTCTGGAAACTGCATGTACGCTTGGTCATAAGTAAAATGCCAATCAGTTATAATTTTATCTCCTCTAGTATGATATAATATAAAAGGATGATTGGAATGTTTTAATACGCTTTTCATTTTATACTTTTGCAGATACCTAGAGGTTATTGATGTTCCACCTGTTTTTGGTATGTGTATGAATACTTTATTCTCTTGTTCAATTATCATAAAAACTCTCTATTTGTTCTGCCACTTCTTCAACAGACAAAGGGTTATCCCAATGAAGTGTAATCAAATTTCCTGTAAATTGACTTGCCCAAGTGTTATATGCCATTACTAGATGTTCCATATACCCTTCATCAATGCCTATTTCTTTCACTCTAGCTCTATCTTTTTGCCTTTGTATAGAAGTTTCTGGCTTTACTTTTAGATAAATAACTACATCAGGCGATGGTTTTGATAAAGACTTATATAGTAGACTACATGTTTCATAATCTCTCTGTTCCATATCTCCTCTATCACATAACACTTTCTGAAATATTCTATCTTCATATATAGTTCTGTCTTGTATCCCACCAAATCTACTTAATATTAGTGAGCCTTTGACTCTTGATGCCATCATGTAAACCTGCATACGAAATGCATATTCTTTATTATCTGCATAGAAGTCTGCCAAGTAAGGCGAGATAGGTTCTTTTATTAAAGGCACATGCCAGTAATCACTAAGCTGTTTAGCTAGTGTACTCTTTCCTGCGGCTATAGTTCCTGCGATTCCTATATATCTTCTATTGTTCGTTGTATACATCTTCTAATACTTCTTCGTAGATAGGTCTAAATTCTTCGATTGTAGGCACATTTACTTTTATATTCTGTCTTGCATTTATTTTTATTAATTTTGCGCAGTGCAATATCCACGCTTCTTCTAATTGTTTTTCTGTATATAGTATCATATCTTTTTCCAAATTCTGTAAATCTTTCCATCGCCAAATACACTTTCTACTTCTTCATAATATCCTTTTACTTCTTCAGGATTGTACCACTCAACTATTAAGTGTATTCTTGATTCATTGCCATTACTAACTGAGTGTGTTACTGTATTGTCTACTTCGTATATCTTTCCTATTTCTAAATGTTGTTGTTTATCTCCAACTGTAAATATACACCCTTTGTTTGTTGTAATTGGTATATGTACATCATGATTATGTACTACGGATATACCCCCATCTATATGGGGTACAAGTTCCCCTCCTGCTCTAAGTCTAGCAAATAATACACTGATTGGTTTTCCATAACCATAATGTAAAAATAGTTTTGTATATAGGTCATGAAACCACTCTCTATCATAATACTTATCATAGAACTCAGTTTTTGGTGCTTCTTGATGTGGGTTACCTTTTGCATATTCCCACATTAATGGAATAGTATCACAATCTCTAAAAATTGTTAATTCAGTTTTTCTTTGTGTTCCAATAGGATTATCCCAATCTTTTTCTTCAAATTGAATTGGATAAGGTGGCATAGTACCTATTTCTAAAATGCTTTCCATCTTTCAAAATCCTTTTTGTAATAATCATAAATCAATTCCTTTACTACTGACCTGTTATATGGGGCAATCTGAGTAATTGATTTATGATGATTATTTTTTATTGTTCCTGTTCGTTTCCATATGGTATGGTCTTCCATTCTATGAACTTCTACTTCTGGCTCTCTGTAGTAGACCCATGCTGGTAAATACATTACATGATAACTTCCCATTCTAATATGTGCTTTCTCAAAGTAATCTAAGTTTTGAACTGTTCCCCAGTATGCTCCATTTTTTATTGAAGACATTGCCTTTTTAGTCCAAGTTATTATATCCCAATCTATTACAAAATTATTATCGACAGCATGTTTATAAAGACTTTCCCATCTATCTAAAGGATTTCTTATAACTGTAAAATATTTATAATCAGGATATTGAATAGCTATTTGGTCATAGGTTGCGTGTATATTGTTAAAAGTATGACCTCTAGCATACTCTTTCTTTCCTTCACGAATATAATCTCCAGCAAGTCCATGTTGCCAGTTTCTATGTAAAAGTGTAAATGTATTATCTTTCTTGTAGAACTGGTCTATATAGCTTCTAGTAATAGATAGTCCTCCACATTTTGGAATATGTATGTATACTTCTTTCTTAGGATGAATTATCATAGGTCGTATGTATCTTCTCCTGTCATCATTGTTTCTTTTAGTTCTGTTTTTTGGTCTGGGTCTAAGGCTGTGTGAGGCCCGATCTTTAGTGTTTCCCAGTTCATTTCTGAGGTAAAGTTTTCTGCTGCTCCATTCCTCATCTTATCACACTTAAACTTAATACAAGGCTCTTCGTCTCCCCAATGCTGTATACTGTAAGCAGCATCTACAGCATCCAAGATTCCTTTTGAGAATCTTGCCTCTCCTTTCTCATTAGTCTGGAAAGCGGAGAGAACTAGAACTTTGCTCTCTTGTGCGAGAGATTTGAGACCTTTTGAGATCTCGATTTGCTCGGTCCAATCATATTGTCCTGAACGGTTTGGTGCGTTATGGCGTTTCACTTGGTTTAGATAGTCAACTATTACCACACCCAAGTTTGGTAACTGGGCTTGTTTTTGTCTTACTACGCTTATTATTTTAGCTAAAGTAAGAGATGGATCATAATGTATATCTATTTGAGGTATGTTAGCTAACCTGTTCCTACTAAGTTGATAGTGGAACTTGTCAAAATTTTGGTGGTCTTGCCACTCTTTATAACATTCCTCTCCGCCATTGAATCTAGCAGCCCACCATTTAGCAACTTTATCCCACTCCATAGGAGAGAGATTCTTTGCTTTGATACGCTTACTAGGGACACCAGTTTGAATACCACAGATTCTCTGCAGCATTTGTCTAGTATCCATTTCAATAGTAAAGTATAGAGCTGACTTGCCCCTTTCTTGGGCTGCAGCAGCTACATTACAACAGGTAAATGACTTACCTCCACCACGCTGTCCACCGATAACGACCAAGTCTTTGGGAGAGAATTGGTAGTCCAGGTCGTATTCTTGATTGAGACCGAGCGGTAAAAACTTGGCTAAGTCCTCATCACTATCGAAAAGCTCAACAGTTTCCATGTCATCAGCTTCATCGTTTGTGTCTACGGAATCTTCCACTTGTACAACTATTTCTTGTAATAAATCTATGTTCTCTCTTGCGTCAGAGATGGCAACTTGTGTATCTACATAGTGTTCGATTTTCGATAGTATCTCGGATTGAGTAAATTGATTCTTCAGATAGTCTAATAGAACTATAGACTCGACATCTGTTTCGACACTTTCGATTGCATATATCTTTTCTTGTAAATCACGCGAACGAATTTCTAGCTTTAAATCTTCAAAGCTAGGTAAATTGTTATACTTGTGAACATGCTTATCTACTACTTTCCACAGCTTTCGGTACTCACCTTCTGGGAAGTAGTGTTCTTTCAGACCATTCCAAGTCTCAAAGTCGCCATTCGCAATGATTTGCTTAAGTAATGCACTCTCTAGTGTCAAATTGTCTCTCCCAAAACAAAATTAAAGTTGAAAAAAAGGCGAGGCAACTACAGAAGTCGACTCGCCCGAATAAAAAAGGTTGATTAACCTATTTCTTTTTTAGCAGCACCGTTGTAGTCTGCGCACTGAAGTCCTCTTCTTGTAAGCATGGTTTTGACACCTCTTACAGTTTTGCCGATTTGATCAGCAATTTCTTCAACAGTCATGCCGTCAATGTCGACACCTGCTAATGGGTCAGCTTTGCTTGAACCTTTGGTTTCTTTCTGCTTAGGAATAGCATTGATTTCTCCTGCTCTTAGAAGAGATAATGCTTTACCTCTGATTGAGTTAACGCTTCTGCCCATAGCTTCTGCAATATCCTCAATAAAAGCACCGTCGTTTACTAATGAAACAAACTGGCTTTCTTCTTCCTCATTGTAAGACTTAACAGTCTCAACTTTAGGAGCTGGTTTAACATGCTCTGTAAGTTGCATGGAAAGGATTTTACCTTGAATTGACTTAGCTGAAAAAGCTCCGCCTTCAAAGTTTTCTGCAATTTCTGCATAAGTGTAAGAACCTGAATTATCTTGCACGAATGTGCTAAGAGTTGCTTCTTGCTCGTCTGAGAAAGACTTGCTTTGTGAAGCTGAGGCTAATTCAACCTCGAAACCCATTTTTCTAAGTTTTGAAGAAACACTTCTTACAGATGTTTCTAACTCATCAGCTGCGTTAGCAACTGTGTCTTGTGAGATTGGGGACTCACTTCCAACGAAATCAACTAATTGTTGTGTTCTTTCGTCTGTCCATTTAGGTAATGCCATTTTCTTTTTCCTCTATCAAATGTTTAATATTACTAATTATTATAACACCTCGGTCACGAGCTGTTTGTGTTTTTGCTGACTCAATTCCAGACTCATTTATTAGATGAGTACAGTCTTTTGTCAATGAACTTTTTACCTCGAATCCATACTGATTCAATACTTTTGTGGCGTGTGCCTTAGTCGAATACGACTTTAACTTACCTGTGATACAAACAACTCCTATGACCTCTTTTTTCTTAATTATTTTATTATTCCAGTTGAAAGGAAGTGTTGTCTTGTATTGATTAGGATAATATTCTGTTTCTAACCACTGAATCAAGTTAGCCGATGCTTTTGGTCCGATACCTGCCTCAGTACAACTTTTCTCGCTAATATCTTCGATGTGTGATATTCTATCGCATAATTTTTGAGAAGCCGACCGACCAATAAGTGGTATGCTGAAAGCTGGTATCAAATCTACCAACTTACTTTCTTTTGATTTCTCAATCTCCAGAAAGAGTTTCTCAGCTAACTTTTGACTGCCTAATCTATCTTGTATATCAGATACAGTAAGTTCATAAAGTTCTGAATAGTCTTCGATTTGCAACTTACTAAGAGTTGCTGGTCCAAGTCCTTTTATCTTAAGAGTTGAAGCGAAGTGTTCGACTTTCTTATCCCACTGTGCAGAACAACTAATGTTCTCACAAAATAACTGGTCATTGCGGTAAACTAATATGCTATCGCAACAAGGACAGTTAGTTGGTGGTATAATCTGTTTCACTTAGCTTCTCTCTCCAAAATATAGATATATTATATCCAATTTTTAAGCTGGTGTCAAGAACTATTTTTCGTGTGGTAGATGAGTAAATTAAAACCAAAATTTAATTGTCCTCGCCTTCGTAAATATGAGTATCCTCAACCATGTTACGATTCCTCCACTGAAAGCATAATGCTTCCCATTTCTTAACTAAAAAGTTTATCCAGTTTTTTATCATATATATCTCCAATAATTCTTTTTGCCATGAGCTTATGCCCTTCTTCTAAAGGATGGTCTTTCGGGCCGAATGGTACTTTCTCTCGTTTACACATATCATAAAATGCTTCTTCTTTGAGAAAAGGTAATTCGTTAAGATAGTCTTGTTTTTTCATATGAGGAAGCATCCATATACAACCTGCACCTTCTCCTCGTTCTTCATCTAATGTATCAATACTGGGATTTAGTTGTCCATCACTCATTTTGTAAAATAGATATGGTATGCCTTTTGCTTCTAAGAAATACTTTGTACTTAGCATATAATGTAAACTATACAGTAGATTATACCTCATAGACCTACCATATTTTGCATATCCATTTATACCTTCCCATTGTTTTAATATCATGTTTGGATGAAAGTATACTTCACTAGAGTCACATACCTCTAAAGTATCCCTCATAAATCTATACCTTACCCAAACAGCGCTTCTCCAAACTTTATGGTTATCTAAAAACTCAAAACGATTGAACCCAGACCAAACAATGATAACTAGCTTTGCTGGTTTTCGTATCATATCGTCAGTTGTAGTTCTCCATATTCTATCATTACTTCCACCAACCTTAGCATTATCCCACCAAGGTTGACCAAATTCTTGACTAACTATGTTAGCAAAGATATCTTTGGGTCTATTCTCTACTTCCATACCTCTTACGAAGCTACAACCATTCCAATAAATCAAAATACACGCACTCCATAGTTATCTTGAAACCTCTCTGCGTCTTTTTCATCATTTACCATAGGTTGCCCTTTTATGTTTAAACTTGTATTTAATAGCATAGGTATTCCTGTTTTCTCGTAGTATTCTTCTAGTATGGGTCGGAGTGCTGATGTACAATCCTTTCTAACGACTTGGACTCTAGCTGTTCCATCCACATGAGTAACGGAGGCATAGTCATGTTTTGCCTTTGCAACAAATTGCATATACTCATTTGTATAGCCTTCAAAATATTCATCTACATACTCCTCAAGTATCGCGGGCGCAAAAGGACGAAACTTTTGTCTACGCTTAATACTGTTGACTGTATCTTTAATGTCATAGCGCACATCACCAAGAAGGCTACGATTACCGAGGGCACGAGGCCCGAACTCTGCTTTTCCATTTGCAACTCCTACTATTTTTCTTTTTATTAAATTATCTACTACAAATCTAGGATTGATACTTCTCTTTATATCATACCCCAAATAAGTATCCTTAAACTCTATTCTCTCTTGTGTATGTGCAAGTATGCAACCTAATGCACTTCCTGCATCGCCAGGATTAGGAAATATCCACATCTTGTCGAACATACTTCTTATTTTACTATTTGCTACACAATTCAGTGCAACTCCTCCAGCATAGGCAACATGTTCTCCATAAGTTCTTGCTACCTTAAATATTTCTAGCAACTCTGTTTCTAGAGCAGCTTGTGCTGATGCAGCTATATCTTCAGGAGTATTCCAAAACCATCTTCTTACTGGAATACCTTTATGATGATTTTCATGTATAGCTTGACTCATATCTATACAAGGCTCTCCGTATGCTGCCATGCCCATTGTTATGTATTCATCTTCATTGGGCTTTAATCCTATTCGTTTCGTAATCGCACTATAGAACAATCCTAGTGACCATGGGTAAGTCTTACTCCATACTTTCTTTCCGTTTACCCATATACTTGCTGTATCAAACTCTCCTATTGCGTCTACAACTACTGTGCTGTGAGGAACGAAAGGAGCAGTAAGAGAAGCAACGGCAGCATGGCTTTGATGGTGAAAGATATTGTCAACATCATACTTTCTACATGGCGTTGTCTTTGCCATGCCGTGCATTTCTCGTCTTGCGTTCTTAAAATTAGTATATTCGTGAAAAATCGTCTTATCATAGCCATATTTCTTCTTTAATGTTGCGAAATGCCAGTCTGGTATACGCCTGTCATTCTTTTCTTTTGTAATTCTCTCTACTTCAGTAGCAAACTCTATCTTATTGTTCCGCACAACAGCATATGCTGCGTTATGGAATCCTTCGCTAATCCCTAAATATCTCATTCTTTTTCGGAAAGTCCTCGAGTATTTTGCTGTCCATCGAGAAACATTCAGTATGCCCTCCAAATTTATGCTCCGTCTTGTGTCTGTCTTTCTGATACATCTTGTGTAATTTCTGTTCCCACCTCCAGCAGTCGTAAAGATTCCCCTGCCATAAGCGTTGAATCCGAATATCGTAGTTTGTAAAACCTCTGCCTCTTTTTACTGCGTCTTTGAATGTTCGCCCTTTTGCGATGCCTACTTTTATAGTTTCTCGTTCCCATGTCACTTGGTTTACCAATACGATACCATATAAGATACCGTCCTTTTCCTTTTCGTCAGGATAGTTTTTGAAGTAGGTTTCGTTATATATACCGCCTGCCATTACTTCAGTTTGTTTCGTAAATTGGTAGTTGAA